TTTCGCTGTTCGCCTATTGTATTTGCAATTCGAAACTGCGGGTTTCACAAGTGTTAGATGGCGTAAATCTGCTCATCGTTGGCGATGATAGTGACCATATATCTTCGCGGGTTTTAAACCCGCCTGATCCACTTGTCTACTCAAAGTTAGGCCTAAAATTTATTTTTACACCACGTGCTAATAGTTATGATATGGAGTTCTGCTCATCTAGGTTTTGGCCTACTTCTGATGGTACGGTTCTTGGGCGTAAGCCTGGCTGTGCCATTCCGAAGCTTGGTTGGTACCTTCAGTGTCCAGAGAAAAAGGCTAATGGTGTTCACTTGTCAACTTTAATTGGTGAGTTAAACAGCTGTCGCTTTATACCTCCTACTTATGCTATTGTTCATGCTCAACTTTGTTATTTGCAAAGCCGTGGTGTTAAGGCGGTAAAACTTACTAGGGATTTGCGGCGGTCAGATGAGAACATACGTGTTAATGCGCAGTTTTCACACCAGCCTGTTCTTGAGACTTATGCCATGCTTACAGCAGTTTATGACTGGACTTTTGAAGATCAGCAAGGCTTAGAACATTATATGTCTAGATTAGTTTCACTTCCTAGTATCTTGAGTTACCCCCCTTTGATCAAATTGACCACTGTTGATGCTGAAATCCCTGGTATTATGCCTGGGGTCCTGGCTGACACGGTCTCTACTATAGAGAATTTGGTTGAGTCTTTCTTTGCTGATTTGGGCCCACCACCCAAAATAGTTGTGCCGGGACATAGTCTCAACACTTGGCTAACCCATTGCGTTTATGCGCCTATTTGGGAAGAAGCTTTAAAGAAAGTTCATTGGGGTAGGTTCCCAATTGGTCTGGTCTCAATTATTTATGCTGAAACACTTCTTACAATTCTTTCTTCATGGAAGATGAGTGATGTTGCTTTCACATATATCATGGGTGCGAGGATGTATTCTAACTTCATGCATATTGTTACTTACTTCTTACCTTATTTTGCGGCTGTGCCAGTTCATGCTTTATGGAATGCCAATGCTTTGATGCAACAATCGGTAGTTTCTGTTTAGTTTGTTACCGTCTTTCCCGAATTGACGAAGATTTGGCTTGCCGAATTTTCGAGTTGGAGTAATAAAGTAAACTCCCGGTTATTGATTCTTTGTTGGTTACGAAACTGCCTATTTCTAACGGTCTTCCCTGTGGTTTTCCCACCAACGCATCTTTGCGAATTACTTTTCGCCCCACACCTGTGTTTACACAGCTGCCGACACAGTCCTTCCCCGATAGCTTTTCTTCGGACTCTGACGTTACTTCACCTTTTGAATTTTTGGAGTCGAAATGTCTGGAGCCCTTAGAGCCGCGCGTATGGAGAAGTTCCTTGCCACCACGGGTGCAAGGCTCGGTCTTACTGAAGCAGGTCGCAAATGGCTCACTATGGCTATTGACCCCTTTAATGACGAGCTTGACAACCACGATGGCTTCCCCGATGGAGTTGGTCAGCTCAACTTAGTTGAACAATGTCGTGAGACTCTTGGTGTTTCAGCCCCAACAGGTTGCACCACTAATTGGGACATGATGGTTATAAACCTTCCTTGGTTAACGCTTGTCAAGATGTACCAGGCACATCAACTGTCTGGTTCTTCTGGTTCTGGCGCCGACCTGTCTACAAATCTCATGCCTGCGTGGTATGCTTCAGGTTCGTCCCCTG